GTTGCCATTGTACTAACATTTGCCTTTTCAATAAAGTAAACTTCGGTCAAACCGCCACTGCTATCTTTGCAGTCTAATTGGTATCCGGAGGTCAAGGCACACGGCATTTTAAAAAATTTATCTGTTTTAAAAAAGGGCGGGTATTGACCGCCCTATGTTATTAATCAATTACGCTTCGAAACGAACCACCTCATCAGGGAAGGCTAACTGCACACCCAGTTTAAGGTTGGCAGAAAACTTAACGTTTCTATCGTCTTGAGAGTACCAAAGTTCAAACTGATCTTCTTCGCTGATCAAATCGACACCTAAGAAGATATTTGACATTCTCATCGCGTAGATATCGTTAGTACCGTTCAAACCATGCACAGGAACAACTTTGTAAGAGGTACCGGGTACCAAGAACTCAGAATCGATAGCATTGTTTGTTGAACCGGGATTGTAGTGGAACAAGTTAAGATCCACATACTTCTGAATCAACAGAGTGTAAACATCCCATCCGCAGAAGATACGAACATCTGCCTTACCTTTTACAGCCGCGGGAAGAGCATTGATAACCGCAAGAACAGATTTTTGTGCTTTCTCCATTGTATCGATACCTGTGATAGGCGCGCCTGTTCCGTAGAATCCAGTTACGTTCGCGTTTATAGAATTACCTGCATCAGCGATATGCTGACGAATACCTTTAAACTTATTCAAAAGTCCGTTAGTGCCACCGTAACCTGAACCAGTTGCAGTCCAAATAGCAGTTTCCAAAGCCTCTGCAATCTTACCAGCTTTACGTGCTGTATATTCAGTAGCGAATGCGATAGTATCATAATTACCACCGGCAGGTAAAGCTTTTTGAAGATAAACAGACTCTAGATCTTTCGGACATAAAGTCTCCTGAACCTTCACTTTTCCTACAGTCAAAGTACGCTGAGAAAATTCAGTAGTACCTGAAGATAAGAAACCGCAAGAGCTGTCATCTTGAAAGAATACATCTGTATCCATTCTGTTTACTGTCTGACTTGACTTAACGCCAGTCATAACGTTACCTTCGGAAAGGATGAGCTGTTGAGTACGAGCCTCAAACAGCGAAGCACTAACGAGCTGCTGCTCATTTTGTTCTGTGTAAGCCGTAAGGCCTGTAACTAAAAATCCCATTTGATTTTATTTTTTAAATTGTGAAACGAATTGAGAATAAGAACGAACTTTGTCAGCCTTTGTCTCAGCTGAATGTTTTTTAAATGAATTAGGAAATTCGGCAGGAGCTTGTGAAGGCACATTTACCAAAGTATCTACTAACTGAATTAATCCCTGCATGGCTTCTGATTGCTTACCAAAGGCAGCTTTTAAACCTTCATAATCAGATTGTAAAGCTGAAAAATTAGATTCGTAAGCAGAGAATTTGCCCTCCATTTCAGCGATCTTCTTCTTCATTTCCTCTTCATCTTTTTTCTTTGCATCTTCAACGCTTTCAATCTCGATCTCTACCTTATCTTCTTCAACTTCCTTAGGCATAATCTCAGCAATCACACCACCTTCGCCTAAAACGATTTTAACACCATCAGCTAAGGTATGTTCCCCAGCAGGTGCAGGGCTGCCATCTTCTAATGTAACTATCCCGCCAACCTCTAATTTGTCAATCATCACTTTAGTTCCATCTTCCAAAGAATAGGAAGGAGCTTCAACTGTTTCCTCTTGAAACACCAGCTTTTTAACCTCTTGTAATAATTCGATCGGACTTTTCATAATCATATATACATTTGTTTTATTTTTTTCCTCATTTTACTATGAAATCAAAGCCTGAAAAGCATTCTGCCGCTTTTCATTTATATTCTTAAAATTGTAATGTTTTTGGCAAAATTCATGCAGCCTTGCACCTTGCTCATTCCTTAGATCTTCATTATTTACCAGATTGTCAATATGCTTATTCCAGTCGGCCCTATTATGTACATAACTCACTACATCTTCAGGAAAGCCTAAATATGGATGGACCGCACTAACGATTACAGGAACCGCCTTACCTGCTGCCTCCAAAATCTTAATATTAGATTTGTATTTATTAAAATTATTTTTAACCAAAGGGATAAGCATTACATCCGCATATTTAAAAAGATCGTAATATTTAAAGACTTCTATACCCCTGAAAATAGTGTGAGGCAACTTCCCATTATTAGTGAAATAATTAACCATCTTGTTCCAATAATATCGCTCCGTTTCATTCGAATCAGAAAAGCCACCTAAAACCATTTGAATATTGCCGCTTACTTTTTTCATCGGTCCTTCCAATATCTTTAAATCCTGATCATGAGTAATGCCACCCGCCCAAAATAGCTTTACCGTATCTGTTGCAACTTTTTCGCCATTAAACTGACTTTCATTGTAAGGGATAGCATTTGGAACCACTAAAACATTGTTATTATGGACCGCAATCGCTTCGGCAAGCCTTTCATGAGTGCATGTAACTAAATCAGCTTCCCGCATATAATGGATAAGCTTTGATGCAAATCCAGTTGCATTAAAAGAATCGAACATCAAATGATCATGGTTAAGTATCCAATAGTCATCAACATCGACTACCAATTTAAAGCCGTATTTTTTACGCAGTTCAATAAGATCATCCTTTTCCCATACCCTGTTTACGAAAACAATATCATATTTCTTTTCAGCTAACTCCTCCTCCGTAATGCTATCGGTTATCCTGCCGTATTCTTTTGGCATAAATGAAATAGGAAGCATAAGCCTATGATAACCGCACCCGCTATACTTTTGGGTTAGTACTAGAATTTTCATTGTATGTTTATTTGGTTTATAAAAATATTTGGATGCTTTCGTACTCTTCTAATCCGCCATTGTTAAATGTTATTGTTTTCGTTTCTGAATCAAAACTGATATATCTTCTATCATTAATTACGGCATATGTTAGTAAAATCCCATCTATAAAAACAGAAGGAGGATTCAAAAAAGCATCATTCTGATATGTAGTATCTCCAGGCTGAATGACTGAAAATGATTTTTCACAAATGAAATCTAAATAGGGTTTTATTCCTATTAAACCCAATGGTATCGGTTGCAGATTCGCACTCATATTTATAAATACTAAAAATAAGCCCCAGCCGTAGAAACAGCCAGGGGTTTAAACCAAACTAAAAATGAAAACCCAAACCCAAAACCAAACTATATATCTGCCAGTAATTCACGAAGCTTTGCGATTATTACATCGGCACTTTGACGCATCTTTATTTCAGTCATATCAAACATACCTTCAACTGAAAAGCCTTTAAAGGTGCCATCCTTAACTTTTGCCCACGTTTCATCATTCTCAACCTTTGCACCTAAGAACCACGTTCCATCAGGTAGGTTTTCAAATTGTTTCATTTTCGAGATGCCTTTACTTTCATCTGCAATCCATGACTGAAAGAATGTAATGCCTTCAACCGCTTTTGCGTGCATCTCATTCGCATTTTGCTGAAAGCCTTTGGCATAGAATTTTAAAGCGATTGTTTCAATAGTCTTTTTGTCAAAGAATACATAATACTCGCCTGTTTCATCTTTGCGATAGATAGGTAAGTCCGGAATCATGGCAGGGCCTACTATTACACGCTCATCTTCATTAATAACCGAAAAAGCGAATTTCTTTTCAGCATCTATTTGTTTAAGCTTCCTTTGCGCCCACTCTACACCTTCATCGCCTCCCCACGCTAACCACATTAAACGGCCACACCCATCGCCTAACTCCTTTTGACTGTTCTGCCTATGCCTTTCAAATGCTGCCATGCGTGCGATAGTATCACGGCTGATAGCTTCTCCATTCGCTAATTGATTTGCTCTTGCCTTACCTACAGGAGTGCCACAACTTCCCCAACCATTCTCTTCGGCCCATCTAAGTGCGATCTTTGCATTTTCGGATGCGGCCTTTGGATAGTCATCATAACTTTCCTGGAAATCTTCTTCATTCATATTTCTATTTTCCCACATTGAATAACAGATAGCCGCCGCTTGTTCCTGATCTTTGCCTTCGCCTATCATGTATTCAATACAACGAGGGATAAACTCATCTTGCGATTCAGTAGGGCCAGGCTCAACAAATATTTGTTTATTGAATGCAAAAAAGTTTTCTCCTATTGCAGGCATATCTACTAAGGCAACTGCATTCACTTCCTGTATGGCTTCTTCATCTTCTTTGATGGTAAGCTTGTATAATGGTAACTTTTCCATTTTATCCTAACCTTGCATTACGCTCAAGGTA